TGTTTCAGCATTAGTTGGTCAACAATTACAGAAACAAATGGACTTTGTTGAACAAGCAAGTGCCGCAACTGGTCAAGATTATAAGTTCCAAACAAACATTGAAATCTTAGACGGTGGTAACGGTGCAGCCGCTCCTATCGTATTGGAAACATGGGAACTATATGGTTGCTTCTTACAGACAGCTAACTATAATACATTGAACTATGCTACAAACGAAGCAGTAACTATTGCATTGACATTACGTTATGATAACGCAATTCAGTCACCAATTGGCTCTGGCGTTGGTGCAAGTATCGGTCGTACAGTTGGATCAATTGCTACAGGTATCGGCGGTTCTCTTTAATACTAATTAAAGGAATCTAGCTAATGTCTGGATTTTTTCAGAACTTATTAAAGGACGCTGCCGGAACATTTTTCGGCAGCGATTTCCTTCGTGATTATACTCACGCTAGTAAAACATTTAGGACTAATGGTTATCAATACTCTCCTAAATTAAAATTTCTCTTTCATGTCTATTTTGATATAAACCCTGAAGCATATTCACAGAATGTTAGTACTGGTGCTAATTTTGGTTTAGCAGTAAAAACAGTTAAACTACCCGGGTTTTCATTTGCTACTCAAGAGATGAATCAGTATAATCGTAAAAGAATTATACAAACAAAAATTAAATACGATCCAGTAAACATTAGTTTCCATGATGATAACGGAAACATGATTCGTAATTTATGGAAAGCATATTACAACTACAGTTATAGTGATGGTACAAAACCTAAAGTTGTATTTGCAGGAGCACGTGGTGGCGCACCTTCAACCGCCGGAGCTACGTTAGCTACATATAACGAACGAACTACATATACACCCTCAATTACAAACAATGATGATTGGGGTTATATAGGCGAGACACCTAATCCCGGGGGTCATAAGATTCCTTTCTTTAAGAACATTACTGTGTTTGGATTAAGTAGACATAACTTTGTAGCGTATACATTAATTAATCCAATCATTACTAAATTTAACCACGATACTTATAGTTACAATGAAAATAATGGCATTATGGAAATGCAAATGGATTTAGATTACGAAACAGTTGTGTATAACGAGGGCGCCATCGATGGTAGAACACCTAGTAACATTATAACTGGCTTTGGTCTTAATGCCAATTATGATAGAACAGTTAGCCCAATTGCAAGACCGGGCGCCAATGGAACTATTTTAGGTCAAGGTGGTTTAGTGGATGGTGTAGGTGGTGCAATACAAGATTTATCTAATGGTAATATATTAGGTGCTGTTCAAAAGGCAGGCACAACATACAATACATTTAAAAATGCACCAATTAAAAATCTTGTAAAATCTGAAGTTGTTGCCGGTATAACTAATGCAGTACAGCAAACACCAAATAGAAATATAAATGTAGTCACTCCTATATTTGGTGCGACCCCCACTACATTAGGTACAGCAGGTACACCAATCAATGCAGCCTCAAGCCCGCAACAAATAGGACCTAATCCTAACGCAGGTAATAGAGTTCCTTAATATTTAGGTAATAAATAATACTATGCCAAGAATATTAGACACCAGAACTTCATTGGATCAAACAGTTAGAATATTTGATTCATTCTATGCAATTAATTTAGTTGTCAATGCCAACCAGTATGACATTGTACATGGATATTTTTTATCAGTATGTGAATCAAAAAATATAGCAAACAACTTTACCGCAGTATTATTTAGAATTGCACAAGAGACACAAATTTCAGTACTCGATTTATTAGACCAAATTAAAGGTACTAATAAAATGGAAATGAATCAAACCATTGCATACTATCTTAATAGTTTCAAAAGCAAAACTTCATTGTACGGTATTGCAGTTGAACCAAGATCAAATCAACCAGTATCACGTAACATCGTGCAGTAATCATGGCTAAATGGGCACAAGGCATATTTACGCCAAAAAATGGTCATAAGTATATAGGTAAACACGCACCTAAATATAGATCAGGCTGGGAGCTAACCTTTATGACATTTTGTGATACTAACAAGAATGTTACATATTGGGCTAGTGAGTCAATGTCTATCCCCTATAAAAGCCCCCTAGACGGGAAAGTACATATGTATATACCTGATTTCTTTGTTGTATATCAAAACAAATACGGCAAACAACTAGCAGAAGTAGTAGAAATCAAACCCAAAAAACAAAGTCTTATTGAAAGTAAAGTTTATAGTGCTAAGGATAGACTAGTTATAGCAGTTAATCATGCTAAATGGGCGTCTGCTATGGCCTATTGTAAAGCACAGGGTTTTGCCTTTCGTGTAATTACAGAAGATGATCTTTTTAGAAATGGTAAATCAAAATAATAATCCTCAAAATCTATCTTACTAAATATTTAGATGAATTTGTATTTAAAAAAAATTAATAATTGGCCTGCGTACCAGTCGAATATAATTGATTGGATAAATTTACAACAGAGTGAATTAAAAAACCATCAGATTTTTAATATAGGCACTGACCCATTCGTAGAAGATTGTCTTATATTGATTCAACTAATGTGGCGAAAAATACGCACTGAGCAAGCAAGTGATTCCTTAAAAAAAATAAAAAATAAAAAAATAATGATTATTAATCATGGTTATTCCTTTAGCAACAAAGATGGATTAATTATGTTAAAAGAATTAACTAAATGGTTGAACGATGCTGAATTTAATCCCACAAATGTTTATATTTTTTGTCAGTTTCAAAGTGAAGTAGATTTAATACAACAGTATATTCCAGGAGCAAAGGTACATGCAATAGATGAATGGTTAGTTGAATTTTTAAATAGCAATGATATTTGCACTAGATTAACACAAACCGATATTACAAATAAAAATTTACCTACAAAGAAATTTTCTATATTCAGTCGCCGCTATACAGAAGATAGATTTAATTTTTTTATTGACTTGATAACAAGAAATGTAATTGATAATTGTCTCTTTACATTCACTAATAAGCATGGTGAAAATTTAATAGAAACTATTGACATAGATGATTTAAAAGCAAATATACCTGAAGATTTATTATATAGCCGACATAATATTGAAAATTGGATAGACGGTATGCCGTATGAAACAGGCAATGACCTACTAGATCCAAATATCAATGAAATTAACAACATGCTTGATAATTCAAAAATAAACATAGTATATGAAACTGATCCAATTAAGGGACCTAGCATGATATCTGAAAAAACATATAAAGCTATGTTTTTTAAAAAACCCTTCATTATTATGTGTCATCAATACACATTAAAACTATTAAAAGACTGTGGTTATAAAACTTTCAGTCCGTGGATTAATGAATCATATGATGATATTAAAGATTACCAAGAAAGAAAATTAGCTATACTAAATGAAATTGAACGATTAAATAACCTATCGGACGATGAATTAGATTGGCTAATTAGTCAATGTAATGATATAGTAGAACATAACTACAATTGGATGTTTAGTCAATATAATGCAAGTTTAATATGTCCAGAAAATTTTAAGATATCTAATATGACTTTTTTAAAAACGGAAAATAAAGATGAATGTATATTTACTTGAACTGTGCCACTGGCTTGATCCAGAACTAATGGAAAAACTACTAGATTGTCCTATACAAACGTATAAAATTGAATCGGACCCTTTATTAGAAAATAGTTTGTTCATAATAGAGCCTAATATGACTCCCTATTTTGTTAACAACAGACCTGATATTGCTAATGTTAAAAATAAAAAATTATTAATAATACATGATCATAAATCAATGTCATTGTTTGCTGAATCAGCGGTACTTGAATACCGTGAAATCTTTCATCAATTGGGATTTGAACATAAAAATATATATGTTATAACTCAACTAGAATATGATAAAGAATTTATACAGAAGTATTGGCCCGGCGTAAATGTATTAGCACGTGATAAATGGTTAATGCAATTATTTGAAAGACAAATCACCAAATTTGCATATAGATTTTTTTTATCATCTGATGAACATGAAATAGAAAAAAACATTAATAATCTTGAAATGAAAAGATTCTCTATTCTTATTAGAAGACCTGAGAAAAATAGATTTGAATTTATGTGTGAATTGATTGCAAATAATATAATTAATAATTGTAATTATACATTTGTAAATTATACCCCACCTGGTTTTACCGAATGGACACAGGAAGACTTTCAAAAATCAATACCTCAACATTTAGAATATAGCAGACCTATTATTGAATCTTGGATAGATGGAATTCCATATGAACTTAAAGCAACAACCCTCACCGGTGGATTATTTGAACACCATGACTACCCGTTGAGTATAAGTGATTATTTTAACAATTCAAAAATTAATATTGTATTTGAAACTGAACCAAATGATTTTAGTTTTATAACAGAAAAAACGTATAAAGCAATGCTTTTTAAAAAGCCATTTATTAGTGTAACACAACATCATGGATTAAAAGCATTACGTGCGGGTGGATATCAGACATTTGGACACGTAATAGATGAATCGTATGATGAGATAGAAAACTATGACAAGCGGGTAGAAGCAATATTAAAGGAAATAACAAGATTGAACAATTTACCGGAAGAAGAATTTAATAATTTAATAAATTCATGTGCTCCTATGATAGAACATAATCATACTCATCTGTATGATGAGGCCTATAAATACATTCCATCTGAATTTAAAATTAAGGCTATGACATCTTTTTAACCATTATATATTCTAAGATAAGTATATAATAGGATATTAAATGACTAAAAAACTTAACGAACTATTCGAACTTCCTGAAGATGATACTGATATGGGATTAACAATCCCTATTCCTACTAATGCTCAGGAAATAACTACTGATGCAATGAACAATTTAGAAAAGATTGAACATGCATTGCCACAAGTTAGAGGATTAGAAGCCGCAGACGGAGAAATGGATGAATTAGCCGCACTAGCAACTAACAGCTATAAGGATTTAGTTGACCTAGGAATGCAAGTTGATAGTCGTTTTGCAAGTGAAATATTCAATGCCGCAAGTAGTATGCTAGGACATGCTATAACGGCAAAGACAGCAAAGATTAATAAGAAGCTAAAAATGCTTGATTTACAATTGAAAAAAGCTCAATTGGATCAAAAATTAGCATCAAAAGAAGAACAGATAGAAGCTACACCGTTAGGCGAGGGCAAAAGTCTTGATAGGAATGAGTTGCTAAAGATGTTGGCATCAAAATCCAATTAAAAAGATAAATAATAGATACAGGAATTAAGAAATGAAAAGCCTACGAAAATACATCATGGAAAGTGTACATACTTACAATTACACTATCAAAATTGCTGGTCAAGTTGACAAGAACTTTTTAGATATGTTTAA